AAGAACTCTTTTGAAAACAAAGGATGGCTTTGAAGTAACAGGACAAGAAGGGTTCGTTGCTATTGACCATGTTGGTAGAAACGCGCTCAAACTAGTTGATCGTTTAAACTTTAGTAAAGCAAACTTTTCAACAGAATACATTAAAGGATGGCAAAAATAATGTCCGAAATTCATTACTTAAAAAGAACAGCAACAGAAGCAGTTGTAAAGATTTATGTAACTGACTCTGCGGGTGATACTGTTGATATTTTATTAGCAGATCTTGTACATCCTTCTCAAACGGTTAGCGGTGCAGTAGTAACTATTAAAGAAATCTACTGGGGTTGTAAAGTCAATAAACATATAGACATTTCTAGATGGGACGGAGCTACAGCTCACGGTCATTATTACTTTGTAAATTCTGGTTCACACGAATATAAAGGTTTTGTAGACAACGTATATTCCAATAGAGATATACGAGTTGTTGGTGATGGACCATTCCATGTGATCATGAAACTCACTAAAGAAGCTGGGTATAATTAAACCTGGTAACCCAAAAAATTGATTGACAAACGCACAAAAATGTGTTATAATATGACTTTATAGTATAGGAGAAACAAATGGGTAGAATTAACGACAGAGGCCACGATGGTGGCAATATTTGGCGCTGGCAGACTATTGAGAAGTATGTCAGAAAAAACAACTGGACAAAAGGAGCAGAACTTGGAGTATGGCTTGGGGAAACCTTTAAGCATTTGGTTAAGACATGTCACAATTTACACCTTATTGGTGTTGATCTCTACGAAGCTCAACCCGGCTTCGATGGACCAGAACAATGGACGCGGGGCGAAAATGGCCACGCATGGGACCACGAGACATATTATCAGGACCTCGTCAGATTTTGCCAAGGTTACCCTGGTCGTGCCGAGATCATAAAAGATTACACAACCGAAGCTGCAAAAGAAGTAGCAGATGAAAGTTTAGACTTTGTTTTTATTGATGCAGATCATAGTTATAATGGTGTAATGAGAGATGTAGGTGCTTGGGCTCCAAAGGTGAGAAAGGGTGGTATGATTATTGGTCATGATATACATTTTCCAACTGTTAAGACAGCGGTTGTTGAATTATATGGTGAGGATGGATACTTTGTGGAAGATGACTTCCTATGGTTTGTTGAGAAGAAGTAAACAATGAAAAAAACAAAAGTGATTAATTTTTATGGTGGACCCTGCTCGGGTAAGAGTACAGCAGCAGCTGGTTTGTTTTATAAGATGAAGTTAGATGGTTATAAAGTAGAACTCACAGATGAGTTTGCTAAAGAATGTGTATGGGAAGAAAATATCCCAATGCTCAGAGACCAATTATGGATATTAGCTCACCAACACCGCAAGATATTGAGGTTAGCTGATAAGGTAGATTATATCATTACAGACTCTCCAGTCCTGCTGAGTCCAATCTATAGGAAAGCCTATGGTGACCCATTATATACAGATCTTATTGACAAGCTTGCTTTAGAGTGTTATAATAAGTATGATAACATTAACTTTATGCTCTCTCGAGCTCGTGAAAACTTTGAAGTTGATGGTCGTGCACAAGACGAAACACAAAGTGTAGCTATCGACTTAGACATATTAAAACAATTCCAAACTCTTGAAATTCCTTATCAACAAATAGAAGGGCCAGATAATGCTTCGGCCGCCTATAATCGTATAGTGAGAAAACATGCACATTGAAATAGATAAAATTTATCAAAAAGAACTGAAAAGACAACAAACAACTATCGAGCTGATCGCCTCGGAAAACTTTGCTTCAGATGCTGTAATGAAATTATGCGGCTCAGAGTTTACTAATAAGTATGCTGAAGGTTATCCTGGTCGTAGGTATTATAATGGTTGTGAACACATGGATGAGATCGAAAGATTAGCAATTCAAAAGCTTAAAGATCTATACGATTGTGAATATGCTAATGTACAACCTCATAGTGGAGCTAACGCAAACCTTGCTGTATTCCAAGCTTTCTTAAGCCCAGGTGCACGTATCCTTGGTATGGATTTAGCAAGTGGTGGTCACTTATCCCATGGTGCTAAAGTTAATATCTCAGGCGCAAATTATGTTTCTAAAACTTATGGCGTAGATGAGAATGGCTTAATTGATTATGACGAAGTTAGAAGAATAGCTTTAGATTTTAGACCGCAAATGATTATTGCAGGTGCTTCTGCTTATCCTCGACAGATTAATTGGAAAAAGTTTAGAGAGATTGCAGATGAAACACGATCGCTACTATTAGTTGATATGGCTCATTATGCAGGATTAGTTGCAGGTGGTGCATACGATAGTCCAATGCCTTACGCTGATGTTGTAACGTCGACTACTCATAAAACATTGAGAGGTCCTCGTGGTGGTATTATTATGACTAACAATCCTAAATGGATTAAACTGATTAATTCAGCAGTGTTCCCTGGTACACAAGGTGGTCCTTTAATGAATACTATTGCTGCAAAGGCTCAAGCGTTTATTGAAGCAGATAGTAAAGAGTTTTTTGATTACGCAGAACAAGTGATTCTCAATGCTCAAACTATGTGTAAAGTGTTTGAAGCTAACGGTTTACCAGTACAAACTGGTGGTACTGATAGTCATATTATTCTAATGGACTTAAGTAAGAGTAAGTTCAGTGGTAGAGAAGCTGCAGACTTATTGGAAGAGAATGGTATTACAGTAAATAAAAACGGTATACCAAACGATCCAAGACCATTTATGGAAACAAGTGGTATTCGTATTGGTACAGCTGCAGAAACAACAAGAGGCCATGATGAAAAATGGTTTGAGCATTTAGCAAATAAGATAGTGAGGTTATTAACGTAATGGAAATTTCACCGATCAGCCCAATGGTTTTAAACCCACCCTTTGGAAATAAGATTGAGTACGACTTAAGGACTTTTAAAGTTACTACCAAAGTAAGTGAAGATTACCAACAACAAACAATTTATACCTATGACAAATATGGTAGACTGATTAACTCAGTAGTTAGAAAAGACGCAATATCTGAAATTTTATGACCGTAAACATCCAACAAAATATGATGCACATTTGGGTGGGCCCTAAACCGGCTCCACTTGCATGGATGCACACTTGGCGTGATAAACACCCTGAGTGGAATTATAGTGTGTTTGATGATCAGAAATTAAGAAACAGATCTTGGAGAAATCAAGCATTAATAGAAACTTATTATAATGCTCAAGCTTTCTGCGGTGTATCTGATTTAATTCGTTATGAATTATTATATGAACGTGGTGGTTTTATTTGTGAAGCCGATATGATCTGTTTAGAAAATACAGATGAATTATGGTGTGCACCTGAAGATCACGCTTATACATGTTACGAAAACGAAAAGGGACGAGGTAATAATGTTCAGCCAATATTTGGTTGCAACCCTGAGAATCCATTTGTTAAACATGTCTTGGATGAGTTAAAAAAGCTTAAACCACAAGACTTACATCACCAACCATTTATGTCAACAGGTAATGCGTTCTTAGCAAAACATATACCACAGTTTAGAGATAAACTAACTATTTGGCCATCTCATTATTTTATTCCACAATTTTATATTAATGGTGCTCAAAGATATAATGGGCCAGATAAAATTTATGCAGATCATAAATGGGGCTCAACTGGTATGGGCTTTAACTGCGTAGACTATTCGCAAGGAGTATAAATGTACTTATCACATAAACATAAATTCTTATTTTTAAGAACACCTAAAACTGCTTCGAGCAGTTTATCAGATTTCTTTATTCGTAATATTGATGATCCTGATGCAATCTATACTGAAGTAGAAGATAGTAATATACCTGGTACTCTCGATGAAAGTATTGTATCACGTTATAGACCTTACGCGTTCTATCACTTTACTTTAAACCAACTTATAGACGAAGGAGTTATAACAAGAGAGCAAGTAGCCGAATACGATATATTTGCTTTATTGAGAAATCCTGTTGATAGAGCCAAGAGCTTTTATTATTTCTATCGTAAATGGAAAGACCCACAAGGCGATCCAAGCATAGAGCAATATCGTAATTGGACACTCAATGGTGTGTTTAAAGGTGAACCAAACAGTGGTATAGTACAGACTAACTTATTAAAATTAGGTAAAAAAGACGTAGGCCGCTTCTGGTTATATGAAGATTTAGATAAAGAATTAAGTAACTTCATGTTTAATCGTAGGCTGCGTATTGACCATCCATTACCAAGACATAAAACAGACTCACGAAAGAATAAAGATAACGAAATAGAGTTTGAAGAACAAGATTTACAAGCTATGCGTCAAACGTTTAAGGAAGACTTTGATCTATATAATAAGATAGCAAAGCCACCATTAACTTATCAGAGACCACTATTTCCGTGAAGGCTTATATCTTACGAATAAATAGTCCTGTATCACTTGAATACGCAAAAATAACTGCAGACTCATGTAATCAAATTGATTTAGATTGGGAATATTTTGATGGTTGGTACGACATAACAGGTCGTGCAGCTTGGTGTCAAACTGGAATTAAAATGAAATTCTATGAGCCACCATTAACAATTGATAACATGTCACCAGCTCAAAAAGCTAATGCTTGTTCTGCAGGACATGGAGCGATATGGAAAAAGATTGCCGATGGTCCAGATGATGTTGGTATCGTATTAGAACATGACGCGTTGATGTATTATAAACCAAGTATACAGATACAAGATAATACTATTGTTGTATTGGGTTATAAAGTAGGAGATCCTAGTAGATATAGAGCATTTGATTCTATTAGAGAACAACCGAAACAATTGATTAGTATTGACGGACACGAAGGTGCTCACGCGTATATGATGACAAAGAAAACCGCGCAGTACTTAGTGAATGAAATTGAACAATACGGTATATTAGGTGCAGTTGATAACGCGTACTTTATACGTGGACAACGAAGGACTAAAATACCTTTACAGATTATGTCACCTACCCCTGCGATAGGTTGGTTAAGGGAAAGTACTATATGGAATGATAGTGCGCACGTGAATTATAAATTTATACCGTCATTTGGTAAATATTATAAATAAAACAGAGTAGATATACTTTATAACTATAGTTTAAATTAGGAAACTTCAAAAATGAGTCGATCATTTAAAGAATATTTGACAGCTAAAGAAGAGGCCAAGTTAAAAGACATTGAAGCATTAGTAGCTGAAGATGAAACTGACGATGCCGAGCTCGAAGATGATGAGCTTGAAAAGCCCAAGAAAAAGAAAAAGAAAAAAGCTGTAAAGAAAGATACAGAAGTTGACGTCGAGCCTGAGACTGATGAAGATGAGGACGAAGACGAAGATGATCTTGACGACGAGGAAGATCTCGAGGACGAAGACGACGACGAAGAAGACGAAGATCCTATTAAGAAAAAGGATGGTAAAAAGTCTGAAGCCGATGACAAGCCTAAAGCTGCTAATGACAAAGACGTAGACCACGATGCCGAAAATGGTGGCGAAGAAGACATAGTTCAAAAAGAAAAAGACAAAGGCAAAAAAGGACACGATAAAGATACCGAACGGTATAATCCTTCTAAGTTTGTTAATGTAAAACCTGTTATGAAAGAAGCAGTAGCTACTACTGCAGTCGTAACATGGGGCCGCATGAACCCAGTAACAATAGGACATGAAAAATTAGTTACAGCAGTAATTAATAAAGCAGTCGCAGTTAAGGGTACACCACTCATCTACTTATCTCATTCAGAAGATAAGAAAAAGAATCCATTACCATACGATCAAAAAATACTATTTGCTAAAGCCGCATTCGG